CTCCGTGGTCAATACCCCCCCGACAGTGGTAATCGGGCACGTTCGGCCTGGTTCGGCGTAGGTTGGCGCCGATGCCACGGAAGGGCTCGCCGTACGGGCCGGCTCATGAGCGCCGACGGAGGGCGCTGATCCGCCCTGGTGCGGTGTGTCACCAGTGCGGCGCTCCGGCGTCGGAGCTGGATCATGTCCCGGCGTTGTCGCGACATCAGCATGTCGAGGGGTCGGGGTGTTGTCGGTCGTTGCCGGCGTGCGGGAAGTGTCAGCGCATCCAGGGTGCCGAGCTCGGTGGTTGGCAGCAGCACCGCACCCCGGCGCAACCTCCCGAGGTCGAGGATGAGCGGGAGGACAGTCCGGGCCCGGGTGACGCGGTGTGGGATGTGCCGTGGCTGGCCGAGATCCGCAAGGTCCCGCCGGACGGGTCGTGGCCGCGGTTCATGACGGTCCCGCACCCGGGCGCGGTCGGCTCGTACGGTGTGGATGCGATCGAGTGGCTGCGGGCCGAGGCCGGGATCACGTTCCGCTGGTTCCAACGCCTGACGCTGATCCGCCAGCTCGAGCACGACGCCGACGGGCAGCTGGTCTGGTTGGAGGCGCTGGAGACGACGGCGCGTCAGGTCGGCAAGTCGACGCTGCTGCGCGGTGCGGCGATGTGGCGACTGCATCAGGCCGGGCTGTTCGGTGAGGAGCAGACGCTGCTCCACACCGGGAAGGATCTGCCGGTGTGCAAGGAGGTTCAGCGGTTGGCGCGGGCGTGGGCGAAGGGGCGCGGGTATCCGGTGCGTGAGCAGAACGGGAACGAGCAGATCACGGAGCCGATCTCCGGGTCGCGGTGGATCGTGCGTGGCAAGGGCTCGGTCTACGGCTACCCGGGGTCGTACGTCCTCGTCGACGAGGCGTGGGGTGTCGCGACCGAGGTCGTCGAGGACGGGCTCGAGCCGACGATGGCGGAGCGGATCTCACCGCAGATGGTCCTCGCTTCGACGGCGCACCGCAAGGCGACGGCGTTGTTCCCGAACCACCGTGCCGCGGCGCTGCTGCAGATCGACGCACCGGAGTCGATGCTGCTGTTGGAGTGGTCGGCGCGCCGGGACGCCGAGATCGACGACATGGGCGCCTGGCGTCAGGCGTCGCCGCACTGGTCGGTCGGTCGCCAGCGGCTGCTCGAGCAGAAGCTGGCCCGGGCGCTGGCCGGTGAGTCGCTGGACCCGGACGAGGACGACCCGGTCGAGTCGTTCCGTTCGCAGTTCCTGAACATCTGGCCGGTGCGGGTCTCGTCCGATCCGGGGACGGTGCTGATCGACCCGGCTGTCTGGGCGACGCTGACCGACCGGGTCGACACCGGCACGGAGAAGATCTTCGTCGCCGTCGAGGACCACTACGGTCGCGGTGCGGCCGTCGCCGCCGTGGCCAAGCTCGGCGACGGCCGCTATGAGCTCGACGGTTGGCTGTGCGGGTCGTGGGCGGAGGCGTTCGCCGATGTCGAGCTGCTCCGGGCGGTCAGGGAGCGGGTTCACCTGCAGGTCGGTCAGACGCTCGTCCGTGAGGTCGAGCCGCGGTTGCGGGCGAAGGTTCAGAGTGCGGCGCAGACTCGTGCCGGGCTCGCGCTGCTGCGCCAGCTGGCCGCGTCCGGTCAGGTGATCCACGACGACGCGCCGGACCTGGAGCAGGTGACCACGGTCCGTGTCCGCGAGCTGCCGTCCGGGCTGGCGGTCGTTGCCGGTGCCCGTGCCGACCTGGCCCGGGCCGCGGCGTGGGCGCTGCTCGCCGCGCACGATTCCGCGCCGGAGCCAGCGATCCACTAGCCAGGGCTGTGGATAACTGCGATAGTGGTGGCCCGTGGGGCTGTTTCGGAGCGAAGAGCGATCACTTCGCCCGTCGAAGACCGCCACATCGACGACACCGGTGACGCCGAACGAGAACCCTCCCGGTGTCCCGCCCGCGTCGGTTGGTGTCCCCGACTACACGCCGGGCGACCCGCACGGGCTGGAGATCGTCGAGGCCGAGGGCACACCCCGCGGGCCGACACGGTTCACCGCGTCGCCATGGTCGGGCTGGCCGGCGGAATGGGCGACACCCATCCTCGGCCAGTTCGAGAATCTCGTCGACACCGCCTGGATGTGTCTCGACCTGAACGCCTCGATCATCGCCACGATGCCGCCGTACACGCTGACCGGCGGCGAGCTCGTCCGCCCGCCGTCGTGGATGGCGAACCCGGACCCGGAGCTGTACACGTCCTGGCACGAGTTCGCCAAACAGCTGTGGTGGGACTACCAGATGGGTGAGGCGTTCGTGATCTGCACGGCGCGTTACGCCGACGGGTACCCGGCCCGGTTCCATGTCCTCGAGCCGTGGCTGGTCGAGGTCGAGCTCGGCTCGGACGGTCGCCGCGAGTACCGGATCGGTTCGATCGACCCGGGTGCCGACCTGCTGCACATCCGCTACAAGTCGACATCATCGGGCGCGCACGGTGTCGGCCCGCTCGACGCCGGGCGGACCAGGATGGTCGCCGCCGGACTGCTGCAGCGCTACGCGAGCCGGGTCGTCGAGTCGGGTGGCGTCCCGTACTACGTGATCACGCACCCGGAGGAGCTGACCGCGACGCAGGCCGCGGCGCTGCAGTCGCAGTGGTGGGAGTCGCGGATGAACTCGCTCGGGATGCCGGCGATCCTGTCCGGCGGGATCGAGATCGAGCAGCTGCAGATCTCCCCGGAGGACATGGCGCTGCTCGACCTGTCGCGCTACACCGACAGCCGGATCGCGGTCCTGTTGGGGGTGCCGCCGTTCCTCGTCGGGCTGCCGTCCGGGGGTGACTCGATGACCTACTCGAACGTCGAGGCGCTGTTCGACTACCACTGGCGTGCCGGGCTCAAGCCGAAGGTCGACCCGGTCGTCGCCGCGCTGTCGCAGTGGGCGCTGCCACGCGGCACCGACGTCGAGCTGAACCGTGACGAGTACGTCCGCCCGGGCCCGCTGGAGCGGGCGCAGGTCTACGACATCCTGACCCGGATCGGTGCGATCACGCCCGACGAGGTTCGCCAGCTGGAACGTTTCGTGATCTCCGGTCGGGCGCCGGTGACACTCACCCCTGCGGAGGTCCTGACCTAATGGCTGACACCGACCACCCGATCGAGTACCGCAAGGCGTCGACGCTCGAGGTCCGCCACGCGCAACGCATGATCGACCTCATCGCGGTGCCCTATGACGAGCCGACCGAGGTCGAGTACCGCGGTCGCTGGATCACCGAGTCGTTCGATCGTGAAGCGTTCGCCGGTGTTCACGGTGAGGTCACAGTGAACCGGGCCCACGACCTCGAAAGCCCGCTCGGCCGGGTCGTCGCGCTGCACCCGAAGGACCCTCGCGGGCTGCGTGCCGAGTTGCGGATCTCGCGCACCGCCGCCGGCAACGACTTCCTCGAGCTCGCCGACGACGGGCTGATCGGCTCGTCCGTCGGCTTCGGTGTGCTCTCCGGTGGCGAGCAGTGGTCGACCGACCGGCGCTCGCGCAAGGTCACCCGGGCCAAGCTCGTCCACATCGCGTTGACCGGCGACCCGGCGTACAAGGGCGCCAAAGTGCTCGCGGTCCGCACTGCCGGGGGCGTGCCGGTGGTGCGGACGGCGACGCCGAACCTGGACCGCATCCGGCTGGAGATGATGGCGGAGCGGGCCGGGATTGACCTCGTCGCACCCGCGGTCTAACATCCGCATCACGTAAGTCGAGGAGACCCTCGGGCGAGTAGCCAGGTACTGCTGCCGGATCGAGCGAAGCGATGTCGCCGGACTTCGGAAACCATTTCCGTTTCTGATTTTCCGAAGGGAGTCGCTGATGTCCGCGACCGATGCCATGCTCGCCCGTTTCCAGGCCGAGCTCGAAGAGAAGCGCACGTTCATGGACGGGCTCGTCGAGGCCGCGGAGACCGCCGGCCGGGACATGACCGCCGAGGAGACCGAGCTGTACACCCGGACCCGTGACCGGATGCAGGCCATCTCCACCCAGATGAAGCCGCTCCAGGAGGGCGCCCGGATCGCGATCGAGTCCCGAGCCCGGACGCAGGAGCTCGTCGGCATGTATGCCAACGCCCGCAACCCGCAGGCGGCGAAGGTCGAATACCGGACCGCCGGCGCCTACATCGCCGAGATGTACTACGCGCAGCTCGGCGACGAGGACTCGCGTAACCGGCTCGACGTCTTCCACCGCGTCGCCGCCCACCAGACGACGGCCGACAACCCGGGGCTGCTGCCGGAGACGATCGTCGGCCCGCTCGTCGACTACATCCAGATCGCTCGTCCGATCGTGAACACGATCGGGCCGACCGATCTCGGCTCGGGCGCGTGGTCCTACGCCCGGGTCACCCAGCACACCCTGGTCGCCAAGCAGGCCGGCGAGAAGACCGAGCTCGCCAGCCGCAAGATGACCATCACGAAGACGGCGCTCGGTGCGGACACCTTCGGCGGCTACGTGAACGTCTCCAAGCAGGACATCAACCGCAGCTCACCATCCATCCTCGACATGGTCATCGCCGATCTCGCCGGCCAGTACGCGATCGAGACCGAGGAAGAAGTCGGCGCAGTGATGACCGCCGCGGCGACCGTCGGGCCGGTGATCCCGGCGACACCGACCGGGGCGAACATCGCGACCGCGATCTGGGGTGCAGCCGGCACCGTGTTCGCGGCGACGAAGGGACAAGGGCGCACGGTCGTCGCGGTGTCCCCGGATCAGCTCGGGATCATCGGGCCGCTGTTCCCGAACATCAATCCGACGAACGCCTACTCGACCGGGTTCCCGGTCGGGAGCATCGGCCAGGGCGAGCAGGGCACGATCTCCGGGCTGACCGTGATCATGTCCGCCGGTCTGGCGACCGACACGATCCTCGTCTACTCGACCTCCGCGGTGAAGGCGTTCGAGTACAAGTACGGGAACCTGCAAGTCGTCGAGCCGTCCGTCTGGGGTGTCCAGGTCGGCTACGCAGGCGACTTCGACGTCGTCGTGATCGAGCCGGCCGGGATCGTCCGGGTGACCACGGCATGACGTTCTTCGACGATCCGAACCGAGAGGCCGTCGGGCTCGCCCCCATCTGGGGTGACGCCGAGGCGCCACCGGAGGGCGACACGTTCGACCCGGGCGCCCACACCGTCGCCGAGGTCGAGGCGTACCTCGACGAACACCCCGACGAGCGCGACGCCGTGCTCGCTGCCGAGCGCGCCGGGAAGAACCGGGCATCACTGCGCGAGGACGACGAGGACGAGTGATGGCGGTGATCGTGGTCGGCGAGATCGAGACGCGTGTTCCCGAGATCGTCGACCGGGTCGCCGTCAACGTCCACTCCTCCACCGAGGAGGACGCCTGGATCGAGAACGCTGTCGACGCCGCGGTCCTGTACGTCATCGAGTGGACCGGCCGTGGGGAGGTCGGTCTCCCCGACGACGCGCTGGCGGTGACCGGTCTCGTCGGGTTCGCCGAGCGGCTCTACCTCGACGCGTTCTCACCGAACGGCGCGCAGGTCGCCGTCGCTGACGCCAGCTTCGCGCCGGTCTTCCAACCCGAGCACCTGTTCAAGCACTGGCGGCACTACTTCCTGCACCTTCAGGTCAGCTGGGGAATCGGGTGAATGTCGCCGACCTGCGCAAGCTCATCGCCGACGGACTCGTCGAGGCCGGCAAGTACAAGATCCCCGTCGTGCTGCCGGGCACCCCGATCTCGGTGCTGCCCTGCGTCGTGCTCGCCCCATCCGACGACGTCCTCGGTGACGGCAACCGCACGCTCCGCTACGGGTTCGACGTCACCTGCGTCGTGCCACGCAACAACCAGGTCGGCCAGTACGAGCTGCTGGTCGAGCTCGAGGCGATCGTCCTGCAATCCCTGATCCCATCCCAAGTGAGGTTCGACGGCCCGTTGATCTTCGCCTCCACCGGAGGCGCGGACACGGGAGAACCTCCCGCCCTAGCGAGAACCATCCCGATCAGCTTCACGTCAGATGCTGATCTCTGCCCCTGAGGAGGCCCTGAGTGCCCGTCTATGAGATCAACCCGAACAATGCCGGCACGATCAAGATCGCCCTCGAGGGCATCACACCGTTGGTCGAGTACGGCTGCCAGGTGACCAACATCGTGCTCGAGCCGACACAGAACAACACGACGACGCCGGGGACCTATTGCAACGCACCGCACGACACGCCCGGCGCGTCGTCGTGGGCGATGGTGATCAGCTTCCTGCAGGATTGGGGGAACACCCCGAGCCTGTCGGAGTTCACGCTCACCAACGATGGGGCGCTGTGTGACTTCGAGTTCACATCGGCGAACCCGGCCGCGGTGCCGTCCATGTCGGGCTCGTGCTACGTCACCGCGACCGCGTTCGGTGGCGACCCGGGTGCGGCGTGGCAGGTCACGACGCAACGTTGGCCGCTGCTTGAGCCGCCGACGTTGACCGCGTCACCGACGGCCCTGGAGGCCCGGGAGGCGCGGGCGGCGAAGGGCAAGAGGCAAACCGAACCCGCCAACGCCTAGGCCGGTCGACATGACCGGCGCAGCAGCAGAGCTCGCAGCGCTGGCCCGCAGGATCGAAGCTGTCCCGGCGGCCGCAGTCACCCAGACGGCACGCTGGTTCGTCCCACGATCTGAACGGGTCGGCGGGCACATGCGCGTCAACGGGCGCGTCGTCAAGCTGACCAGCAAGGTCCGTTCCAAGCGCGTCACCGATGATGGCGCCGACGCGGTGCTCGCCGGGGTGCCCGCCGGGGCGTGGTCGATCAAGTCCTACGGGCGCCGCGGCGGGTACGAGATCCGGCCGCGCCTCAAGCAGGCGATGAAGCTGTCCGGCCGGATCAACGCGGTCTACTCGCACGTCACGATCCACACCCCGACGAAGGGCGACGGCCGCTGGGACCGGCTCGTCGCTGACGCTGACGCGGTCCTGTTCAAGACGACCGATGCGCTGGTCGATCGGAGCATCCGCTGATGGCCCGCAAGAAGATCGAAGTCGAGATCGGGGTCGACGACAAGATCACCCGCGACCTCGAGCGCATCGAAGGGGAGGTGAAGGAACTCGATGCGATGACGGCCGAGATCGCGGTCGACGCCGACACCGACGCGGCGACGCGCAAGATGGAAGACCTCGGCCGGACGACGAACAAGACCGGCGGCGTGATGGCGAACTTCGCCGGGAACGCCAGTCAGGACCTCGGTCAGCTCGCCGGTGTCACCGGGTCGGCAGGGGTCGCGCTCGGCCAGTTCGCCGAGTACGCCACCGAGGGCGACATCGCCCTCAAGGGGCTGGCTGTCACCGCCGGTGGGATGGCCGGCGTCGCCGCGGCGATCGAGCAGATCACCGCGCAGATGGCGGTGCTCGCCGAAGCCGACGCGTTCGACACCGAGCAGGTCGAGGCGTTCAAGGACGCGCTGCTCGAAGGCAAGACCGCGGTCGAGGCGTTGAAGGCAGAGCTGACCGAGGCCGGCAAGGTGACGGTTCGCGACTTCGGTGAGTCCGCCCTCGCCGCGCTGCCGTGGGGTGACGACACGGTGATGCGGGACATCACCGACAAGGTCGTGTCGCTCGGTATCGACGTCGACGAGTTCTCCGACATCGCCGCCGACAACACGAAGGACCTCAAGGCGTGGGCCGAGGCGATGATCGCCGACGGCCAGAACGCCGAAGATGTCCTCGACGTCTACTCCGCACTGCTCCAGGCGCGGGGCAAGCTCGCCCTGGGCACCCGGGCCGCGGCGATCTCACAGCAGTTCTTCAACACCACGGTCGACAAGGGCACCACGATCGTCGACAAGTACAACGACTCGTTCAAGACGACGTCGGAGATGCACCTGGAGCACCAGGCGGGACTGCTCGGTGTCGTTGCGGCGCAGGAGGACTTCGATCGCGCCGTCGTGGACTCGGAGCTGTCGCTGCGCGACCTGGCCGACACGATCGACTCGATCGAAGAGGACGCGCTCAACAAGCTGTTCGAAACCGGCAACGAGCCGATCGACACGCTGACGAAAGCACAGAAGCTGCATCAGGAGATGCGTGACTTCGTCGAGTGGTTCAACAAGCAGCCGGGCGGGCTCCCGAACCTGTTCGACCCGAACGACGTCAACGCCGACGACTTCCTCGACAAGATCGGCAAGCTCCGCGGCCCGATCCAGGAGAACGTCGCCGCCGTGTTCGCCGAGTCCGGGCCGGCCGCCGCGCAGGCGATCGCCAAAGGGTTCGTCGATTCGCTCGCCAAGGCGACCGGGCTGACATCGGCGGAGATCACGACGCTGCTCGGGCTCGACGATCTCGAGGCGAAGATCAGGGTCTCGATCGAGATGTCCGAGGTCGAGCTTGCGAAGCAGCAGTTGGCGATCCTGGAGGGGCTGTTCGGTGGGGACGCGACGAGGGCGCAGAAGACGCTGATCGCGAACCTGAAGCTCGCGCTGGAGGCCGGGTCGATCACCGGGGAGCAGGCGCAGACAGTGATCCAGAACGAGCTCCGCGACTTCGGTGTCGTCATCCCGACCAAGCTCGGCGCGCCCGACACCCACCAGGCGATACTCAACGCGCAGGATGCGCTCAACGCGAACCCGTTGACGATCCCGGTCGTACTCGCCACGTCCACGTCGGCCGGGGAGGCCGCAAGGCTCGGCGCGTACGCGATCCCGAACCCGCAGCCGACGATCAACCAGACGATCATCTACCCGCCCGGGACGACCCCGACCGCGACGGTCGGCGCCGGGAACATCTACCTGTCGCGTAACGGGTCACGGACCAGCCCGTGACGACGATCGAGAACCTCGTCGACACCGAGCCGGTCGCGACCGCAGGTGTGCCGGCCGGGTTCGTCCACGGCGCGGGTGAGTGGCGCCACGTCCTGGAGATCGCCGACCCTTCGGCCGGGTCGGCGATCGTCTGGCACGACATCACCGGCTACTTCACCGGCTACGACTACACCAGGGGCGCGGACAGCTACCAGGGCCGCTACCGGGCGTCGGTCGCGACGATCGACCTGTTCACCGACGACGACCTGCTCGCCCCCTGGAACACCGACACGACCCTGGTGTTCGGGACGAACGTCGAGCTCGGCCCGGGGCTGCTGATCCGCTCCGGGTTCATCCGCGTCGACGGCGGGGTGGTCGTCGAATGGAACCCGCGGTTCACCGACAAGGTCGAGTCATGGGGTGACGCCAGCTACTCGAAGGGCCGGGTCCGTCAGCACACCATCGTCGCCCGCGACACGCTGACGTCGCTCGTCGCGGTGCCGCTCCCGGCGAGGCCCGAGGAGAACTGGGCAGACCGGATCGGGCACTTCATCGCGGACAGTGGCTGGCCGTACGGGCAGCTCGTCCACGGGGCGATCACCGCGCCGGGTGGTGCCCCGATCAAGCTGCTCGCGGCACGGCCGGCGCAGGCGTCGGCGATCACCGAGCTCGACGCGACGTTGGACCCGGCCGGGCTGATCTGGTTCACGAACCGCAAAGGACAGCTCGTCATCCGCCCGCCGGTGTGGGACACGTTCCACACCGACGCGCTCGCCGGTGGCGCGGCGGGTCTGCCGTGGTTCGTCCCGGACACGGTCGTGTTCCACTGGGGCGCGTGTGCCGGGGAGCCGGGCGCGGCGTACGCGGTCGACACCGATGCGATCAACCCGTTCGGGCTCGACAAGTCCGAGCTCGCGGTGATCAACCATGTGGTGATCACGACCCCGGCGTCCGGGTCGATCCCGGCCCACACCTACAACGACGACGACCCGATCTCGATCCAACGCCACGACCGCAAGACGATGCAGGCGACCTGGATCGCGGCGAACGACACCGCCGCCGGTGACCTGCTCGCGTTCCGCGCCAACGCCATCCTGCAGGCCCGCCCGTTGACGACGACCGTCGACCTGGACGGGTTCCATCCCGGGCCGGCGAACATCGACATCCATGACCCGCTGACGATCGTCCACCAGAACCGGGCGGGCGGGCTCGAGGTCACCGCCGACGGGTTCATGCGCTCGTACCGGGAACGTGTCCTGCCCCGCGGGTGTGACACGAACTGGTCGTTGGAGATCACCGCCGACATTGCCGGCGCCGCCGCGGAGGGCTACATGATCGCCCCGGTCGATGACCTGACCCTGGTCTCGGTGACCGACAAGACCGCGTCGTTCTCGTGGACGAACCCGGCGCAGGTGATCACCCCGACCCATACTCAGATCCGGATGCTCGACGCGACCTCGGCATGGGACACGGTCGGCTACCCGATCACCGCCGCCGCCTGGTCCCATCTGCGCCCGGAGACGGGCTACCAGTTCGAGGTCCGGCTGATCCGCGAGGTCGACGGGATCATCACCCACTTCTCATCGATCCGGTCGCTCGCCTTCGAAACGCTCGAGCCGGCCGAACCGCACGTCGAAGAAGACCCGGACGATCCCGGTGGCGGTCTGATCATCAAGTTCCCGCCACCCGCACCGGGCTGCACCCTGGAGTGGCAGCTCGAGCAGTCCGACGGGATCAGCGCGTGGACGGTGATCGACTCCGGCAGCCTCCCGTCAGGTTCCGATCTGGTCTACCCGACCGGTGCGCTCGACCCGACCAAGTGGTACCGGATGTGCTCCAGGGAGGTCTGCTCCGGCACGCCGGGAGCATGGACGTGTTCGGAGCCGTTCACGATCGCCTGTCTCGAACCGGCCCGTCTCGGGACCGCCCCGTACAACGATGCCGACCTGTTCGCCTACTGGCCCCAGGTCTGCGCGGTGGACCGCATCGAAGAGGCGGTGAGCAACACGCCGCTGACGCTCGGCAACGCGTTCGCCAGCATCGGGTTCGTCGGCAGCCCGAGCGTCCCGGCGATGCTCTCCCACGGTCAGGGTGTGATCGGCTCGAGCACCGGACCGACCCCGCCGTCGGGCAGCACCGACCAGACGATCGCCTGCCGAATCCAGACCTCCACCCTGCCGGGCCCGGAGCAGTGGCTGTTCCAGTTCGGTGGGATGGTGATCTCGCTCCGTAACTCCGGCGCCGGGTTCAAGGTCGTCGGCCAGGCCCGCCACTCCGGCGGCGGCACGACCGAGATCGTCGGCTCGACCGTCCTCGCGCTGCACACCGACTACGACCTGGTCCTATCCCATGACGTCGGCGGTGACTTGAAGCTCTATGCCAACGGTGTCGTCGAGGGGACCTCGGCTGCGGTCGCCGCCCGGATCGCCAGCTCGACGTCGATCCAGTTGACGGCGGCGTCGTGGATCACGGACTGTGCGGTGTGGGACCGGGTCCTCGCGATCACCGAGATCCCCGGGTACGTCCCGGTCGTCGCCCCCGCTCCGGTGTTCGTCACCGCCACTTCGACCGTCATCGAGGCGGCCAGTTTGTCGACGATCACGCTCCCGCTGCCCGCCGGATGGGTTCCTGGACAGTTGGCGATCGCCGTCATGTACTCGTGGGGCGGCAGCGGGGCTGTGATGCTCGATGAAACGGGATGGACACGTGTCGGCACGGCGATCAGCGGGCGTGTCGGCACCATCTTCCATCGCATCTTGCAAGCGGGAGACGCCAACCCCACGTTCGACTACTCGAGCGCCGTCGTCAACCGTCACGGCTACATCGTCACGTATTCGGGGGTGGGCACGGTCAACGAGCTCGCCCCGTATTACTCCGGCACCACGACCGTGGTCTCGGCCACACCCCCACCGAGAACAGTCGCCGATGACAACACCATCCTGTTGTGCATCCCGTTCGTTGAGTTCTACGGCGGCTGCAACATGTCGGCCGCGAACGGGTTCACCAGCCGCAAGACATCAGGGACGGTCAACAACTACGGGTCGACACAGGTCGTCGAGAAAGAGGTCGACGCCGGGACGCACACCTTCCCGACGTTCACCTGGGGAACCGGCGCCAACTCGTCGCGCCTGTCGAGCATCCAACTGGCGCTGGTCGGCTGATGATCGGCGACTGGGACCCGGAGGACGGCTACGACGCCAGCGACCCGATCCGCGAACGGATCGCGACGCTGATCGAGATCGTCGAAGCGATCCGCGAGGACCCCGACGACGCCCGACGCGACCGGCGCCGGCTCGACGCGATCCGTGTCGTCGACGCGTTCCGGGACGAGCTCACCGTGACCGGCACACATCTGCGGCAGCTCCGCGACGAACTGGAGGCAATCACATGACACCCGGCACCTACAACCTCAAGCTCTACCGCGGCGACACGCACAACTTCCGCGTGATCCTCTGGGCAGACGACACGGGAACCGTCCCCTACGACCTGACCGGCGCAGAGGTCGAAGCGGAGATCCGCGAGAAGTCGGCCGGGACGCACATCGTGACGCTCGACACCGTCGTCACGCTCCCGAACATCGTCGACGTCACGATGACACCGGAGATGTTCGACACCTGCCCACTGAAAGGCGTCTGGGACCTGCAGGTCACCACCGCCGGCGGGGAGGTCCTCACACCGCTCGCTGGGACGGTCGCCGTCATGGCTGATGTGACCGACTCGCTCGTGATGCCGGCGGCCCGGCGATGAGCCGCCCCGACGTGATCGTGGTCGAGGTCGACGGTCCGCTCGACGTCGTCCATGTCGGCTCGGTCGGAGGGCCACCAGGACCGGCAGGCCCACCCGGGCCGGCGTCGACTGTTCCGGGTCCGACAGGTCCGGCAGGGGCCACCGGTCCGGCGGGCGCTACCGGCGCTACCGGCGCGACAGGTCCGGCAGGGGCGACTGGCCCGCAAGGTGACCCCGGCCCGACCGGGGCGACAGGCTCGACCGGTCCCACCGGCTCCACCGGCGCACAAGGCCCCGCCGGGACGAACGGGGACTGGTCGACGGCACAGACCGTCGAAACCGCCGCGGGCAGCGCATACGCCGTTGTGGCCGCCGATGCGGGCAAGCTGAAGCGACTGACCGGCACCGCGACCGTCACGCTCCCATCCGCGGGGCCGACGACCGGGCAACGGGTCGATTTCGTGTGCATCGGTGGCGCGGCGACGTTCGTCCTCGGCGCGGGCGCGACATGGGACGTCGCCCCGACCCCGTCCGCCGTCGCCCGGGCAATCGGCTCGTTCGTCACCGCCGTCAAGATGGGCGCGACGACATGGGCGCTCACCGGAGATCTGGCCTGATGCCGTCCACGCTCGGGATCGTCGCGTCCGCGAAACAGAACCCGCCGCCGTGGGACCCGATCGCGAACGTCGCATGGTCGCACGCCTACTGGACGCAGGGACCGGAGTTCATCGCGCTCGGGCTCGCCAACGGTGCCGCGGTCTCGTCCTGGCCGGACGAGGTCGGCACGCTCAACCTGGCGCAAGCGGACGCCGGGAAACGGCCCGACTACCGGTCCGCGTACGCCGCGCTCAACTCGAAACCGGCGGTCGAATCCACCGCCGCGAGCAACGACTTCATCGGGGCGACCCATTCGGCTGTGGTGCAACCGTTCACGGTCGTCATTGTCGCCAAGTTCAACGCCGTCAACGGCGTCTTCGCTGACTTTGGAGGGGGATGGGGGCCCCAGTGGCAAACCTCATGGAAGGCGTATGGCGGGTCGACCATCATCAGTGGCGGTACTGCGGACCTTGCCAAGCATCTGTTCGTCTTGGTCTTCAATGGGGCATCCACGAAGATCATCGTCGACGGGGTGACGGTCGTGACGGCATCTGCTGGCACGGGCAGCCGTTCCGCTATGGGAATCTTCAACCTCGCCAACTCGTTCGCGACGAGTGCCGCCGCGGCGTTCTTCGCTACCGCTGATTCGATCCTGGGGGCGACCGACCTTGCGAACCTGCTCGCATGGTCACGGTCCTACTACGGCACACCATGAAAGGCACCCGATGAGCTACGCCCGTGTCCTCGACAACACCGCCACCGCCTCGCACCCGCCGGACCTGCTCGACCCGGACGACATCACCGCGCTCGGCCGCTGGTGGGACCTGCGCCAACACGACATGGACGTGACAACCTGGGAGGCGGAGGTCATCGGCCCGCACGGGTGGCAACCGATCGTCACGACACCACGCCCACCCGACACCGCGACGACGACGCACGACTACTCACTCGAGCTCGTCGGTGGTGTCCCGACCGAGGTCTGGACCGCACGCCCGCTCACCACCGACGAGCTCGCCACCATCGAAGCACAGACGAACACCGTGCAGATGATCGACGAGTCGGACGAGTCGGTCGACAAGCTCGTGCTCGTCGTCGAGGCGCTCAACGCGATCACGGCGATGACCAACGCCGACATCAACGCCAACCCCGCGGCGATCATCAAGGACCTCGCTCGCGAGTGCAAGACCATCGCCCGCCAGGCGAACCGTGAGGCCCGCCTCACGTCCGGCCGGACCGAGTCGACCGACACCGGGACGATCGTCGACGCCTGATGGGCTCCCGCTACCTGCTCGACCTCGCCAACGTGTGCCGGCGCACCGGGTTCCCGGTGATCGAGGTCGACGGCTGGGAGACCCGCGGCCGCTCGAGCGGAGGGTACGACCCGGGCCGACCGACTCACGTCATGGCGCACCACACCGCGTCCGGGCCCTCCAGCGACGGTTGGTCCGACGTCGGCTACATGACCTGGACGGCCGACGCCGCACCGCTCGCCAACCTGTACATCTCCCGCGTCCCGGAGATCTTCGTGATGGCCGCCGGCGCGACGAACACGAACGGGTCAGGGATCGACCCGTGCCGACTCGCCGATGACGACACGATGAACAGCCACGCGATCGGGATCGAGGCCGCCAACAACGGCACCGGCGAGACATGGCCGTCCGGCCAGCAGGAGTGCTACGTCCGGCTCTGCGCCGAGCTCGAGCTCGCCTACGGCATCGAGCAGCTCCACTCGCACTTCGAGTACGCACCGTCACGCAAGATCGACCCGGCCGGCCACTCGCGCTACGCCACGGGCGGTGACCTGTGGGACATGGGCGCCTTCCGTGAGGACGTCGCCGATCACCACTCCACACCCGGACCCGAGCCGATCCCGCCACCCGACGAACAGGAGACCGACATGGCATTCATCATCCGCAACCGTGACACCGGGGAGATCGCGATCGTGTACGGCGACGGGAAGTTGACCGGGCTCGCCGGCGGGGACCTCCACGAGTACGAGATGCGTTTCGGTTCCGCGCTCCCGACCGACCCGGTCGTCTGGGCCGACTTCATCGCCAAAGGGAAGGGATGAGCCATGATTTCCGACGCTCTGATTTCAGGCCATATCACGCTTGCGGACTGGCTACTGCTGATCGCCGTGATCGTCTTCGTGATCCACGCCGTGCTCGCCTGGACGAAGCGGCCCGACCCGACCAGCGGCGCGCTGCTGCCCGCCGGGCTCGCGCTCACCGCACTCGCGCTGCTGGTGCTGTGACTTGGGCGGACGTCGCGGTCGCCGGGGCGTTCGTGCTCGGCTTGGTCGGCGGTGCGCTCGTCACGATCAGGATCACCCGCTACGTCCTCGAGTACCTCCGCCGCGAGCAACAGGGAAAGTGAATTCGGCCATCACCTTTCGCACTCACTGACACTCTTGTGCGCTAATACACCTGCTGGTAGCATGTCATTTACACATTGACACGCACAAGACGGCTTGCCAAGGTGAGGGTCGCGGGTTCGAATCCCGTCGTCCGCTCGAAAGTCCAGGTCAGAAGCCCTAAAGGCTCCCGACCGGGACCGTCGGCCGGTGAGAAAAAGCAAGGGGAACCCTCACCTGCAGGTCAGACGAGAGGAACCCTGAATGAACCCGGCACGACGAGCCAGACCCGCCCACCCGCTGATCGGCGACCTGATCCAGGCCCACCGGCAACGCTGGACCGACGCCTACCAGCAGAACGCACTCTCGATCCTCAACCGCTACGCGCACTGGATCGCGGCCCGCGGTGTCGACCTGCTCGAGGTTTCATCGGCCGACCTGAACGACTACCTCGACTCCCGCCGCACGACCGGAGTGTCCGGGTCGACGCTGGTCAAGGATCACCAGTTCCTCGCCCACCTGTACCGCTGGCTGCACACCGAGTCCGAGCTCCCGGGCCGCAACCCGATGGGGCGCGTCGCCCGCCCGAAAGGCGCCGACCGGGTCGACCCGGCCCGCATCGGCTACGTCACCGACCTCGAGTACCGGCGGCTGCTCGACTCCTTCGACATGCGCCTGACACTCGACTGCCGCAACGCCGCGATCGCGTCCCGCTCACCCGTGACGGGGATTTCACTGCCGCACGCAGAAAAACTTATCCCCAGAGCCTGGACATACGCTAGCGAACGTCACGTATTGTGGGTGAGTCACGGTGAGCCTGGACCCCGCCACCGGCAAGGTTGTCCACTGGCCCCTCACAGCCAGGTAGTGCTTAGGTGCTCACACCCGCCCACCTGAGTGAGCCTGGAGGAATCCGAGTGAGCATGTCTTCTGCTCTGCCGCGCATGTACACCGTCGACGAGGTCGCCGAGATGCTCCACGTCCACCCCCAGACGGTGCGCGGCTGGATCAGGACCCGCCAGCTCGGCAGCCACAAGGTCGGCCGCTACGACCGGATCAGCGACGAGCAGGTCGCGCAGTTCCTCGAAGCCCGCCGCGACGACGTCTGACCCGCGGCGATGACCGCGATCCTGATCCTCGTCGCGCTCGGCGCGCTCGCCGGCGCCCTGGCGATCGACCGCCACGAACGCGGCCCGAGCCGCCGCCTGCGCCACAACCGCAAGGCCAGCCACCTGCGGCTGCTCTCCGAGCTCGAGCGGCAGCGATGACGCTGACCACTGTTCGGGCGACCGACTTCTTCCGCAACGACAACGGCTGGCCGCTGATCCGGCAGCCCGACGGGAAGGTGATCGCCTACGACCGCTCCAGCGCAGCAGCGAAGCTGATCGAGGACACCTACAACATCCAGCGCTGGGACAGGCGGAATCGGGCCTACGGGATGGCTTACGACCTGTCACTCGTCGCCCGCGTCCTCGCGGTCGGTGGTGACCCGTCGACGTGGGACGACGCGCAGAAGAACGAGATGAACGAGATCTCCGACGCCGCCGCCGGCGTCGCGCAGGCGCACAAGTCCGCGGACATCGGCAGCGCTGTCCACGCCCTCACCGAACGCACCGATCGCGGCGAGAAGGTCATCGCCGGCCCGTACGAGGCCGACATCGAGGCCTACGTGAACGCGCTGATCGCCGCCGGGTTCGAGGTCGACCCGCTGTACATCGAGTGCCGCCTGGTCTGCGACGAGCTGCGACTGGCCGGGACCGCCGATCGCATCCTGACCCGCTCCAGCGACCGGATGCGGTTCATCGCCGACCTCAAGACCGGCGCGAGCGTCGACTACGGCGGGCTCGGCTGGGGCGCACAGCTCGCCGCCTACGCCCACTCACTGCTCTACGACGTCGACGCCGGCGAACGGCTCCCGACCCCGGCGATCGACAAGACCACCGGGATCATCATTCACCTGCCCGCCGGTCAAGGCGTCTGCACGCTGTACGAGATCGACCTGGTGGCCGGCTACCGCGCCGCGGTCCTGGCGAACGAGATCCGCGCCGTGCGCCGTGAGGCCCGACGCTGGATCTCGCCGCTCGTGACCGTGGCACCGGTGAACGACTCACGCGCCCGGCATCCCTCAGCGAAGGCCGTCGCCATCGCCTCCCAGTACGACGAGGGCGACACGATCGACGACGAGCGCTACACGAAGGTCTTCGAGCGCTACACGAAGCTCGACAAGGCCGGCAAGGAATGGGCCAGCGCGATCGAGCTCGAGGCGCGTCAGGCCGGTGTCGGGTTCCGGATGGGCGAGCAGCGCACGTTCCGCCGCTATTGGCTGTACGCCGCGCTGATCCTGCTCGCCGAGGACGGCGTGATCGAGTCCGACTTCGTGCGCGCCCTGGCCGCTCGAGCGACGGAGAGCGACGCGCCGCTGTTCCCGACGATCAGCGTCGGCAAGGCCGTCGGCTCGATGGGCGTCGCCGAGGCGCGCCGGTTCTGCGAGGCCGCGGCCGAGCTGCGCGCCGGACGGCTGCGCGTCGCGATCGACGACGGGCCCGAGCTGCTGCGCCTCGTCCCGACCTGATCTCAACACACCAAGCAAAGGAGAAAGCCATGCCCAACTTCAGAGACCCATCCGCCGGTGGCGACAAGCTGCCGCTCGCCGAGCTCGAGGGCTCGCTGCTGCTGTTCGACGTCGTCAAGCAGGCCGACGAGATGCAGACGTCGTTCGGGCCGGCGACGCCGATCGTCGCCAACATCGCCGTGCTCGACGGACCACGCAAGGGCGAGCGCTTCGACGACGCGCTCGTCTTCCCCCGCAAGCTGCAGGGCCAGCTCCGCTCGAGCATCGGCGAGATGGTCATCGGCCGGCTCGGCAAGGGGACGGCCAAGGCCGGCCAGTCCCCGCCGTGGGAGCTGACCGCGGCCACCGACGCCGACAAGGCCGTCGGCGAGCGCTACTGCCTGTACCAGGAGCAGCAGAAGATCGCCGCTGAGGAACCGTTCTGATGTCGACGTTCGTCTGCGCCGAATGCAAGCGAGTCGTCCGTAACCCGTATGAGCAATTCCTTGAACGGATGGAATACCGGCGCGTCGACGCCGGCGAGCGACGCCTCGTGTTCGCCTTGCGCGACGTCTGCCGAGACTGCGTCGACGACATCGGTAACCGCCGCCGTAACCGGAGCGACGTCGAGCAAACGTCGATGTTCTGACATGACCAAGCCGACGCCGACCGCCCGATCGGTGGCACACCTACGCGCCCTGCACTGGACGGTCGGCGTCGTCGAGCAGCGCATCCCCAACACCAACATCACCCGCGACCTGTTCGGGTTCATCGACCTGCTCGCGATCCGCGGGGACGAGACCCTCGCCGTGCAGGTCACGTCCGGGTCGAACATGGCCGCCCGGGAACGCAAGATCACCGAGCACGAGAACCTGGCCGCGGTGCGCGCCGCCGGGTGGCGGGTCCACGTCCACGGCTGGCGCAAGAGCGCGGCCGGCGACTGGACCCTGCGCGTCGTGGACCTGTCGTGAGCGCGGTGGTCCTGTTCGCCGGCGCGGGTGGCTCGTCCCGTGGCGTCGAGGACGCCGGGTACGTGACCGAGGGGTTCGAGGTCTGGCATCCGGCGGTCGACACGCACAACGCGAACGGGATGACCTGCCACCTGCACGACCTGTCGGACCCGGCGAACGACGACCTGATCCCCGAGTGTGACCTGTTGTGGGCGTCACCGCCGTGTCAGCCGTTCTCCGCAGCGGGTGACGGCGACGGCGAGTTCGACGACCGCGACGGGTTCCCGTGGACGCTGCGGATCATCGCCCTGCGCCTGCCGCCGGTCGTCATCATCGAGAACGTCAAAGGGCTGACGTTCAAGAAGCACGCCGAGTACTTCGGTGGCGTCCTGCGCTCACTGTCGAAGCTCGGCTACGACGTCGACTGGCGGGTACTCAACTCCGCCGACTACGGGGTGCCGCAGACCCGGGAGCGGTGCTTCATCGTCGCCCGTCGTGACGGTGGGCGGATCACCTGGCCGACGGTGACGCACACCGAGCAGGCCGGGATGTTCACCGCCAAGTGGGTCAGCATGGCCGACGCGTTGGGGTGGGGTGACGAGTGGGAGGCGTACCACGAACGCGGCGCTGGGATGGTGGAGCGTCATGGCGACCGTCCAGCGCGCCCGGCGTCCGAGCCGGCGTTCGCTCTCCGTATCGGTGGGGGTGGTGACCCGGGCGGGTTCGTCCGCCGCATCACCCTCGACTACCGGCAGACGAACCGTGCCGGTGAACTCATCACCTGCGACGTCACCGAACGCCCGTCGCCCACCGTCGGCACACAGTCGCAATCGCAGTGGATCTTCACCCGCCCCGCGACGACCATCGCCGGTGACACCCGCGTGTTCCAGCCAGGCGGGCACCACCAGCCGGGCGAGCAGTCACAGAACGCCATCCGGCTCACCATCGCCGAGCTCGCCCGGTTGCAGGACTTCCCCGCCGACTGGGTGTGGACCGGCACCAAGACCGCACAAGCCCGCATGATCGGCAACGCCGTCCCGCCGACGATGGCGCGGGTCCTGGCCGAGGCGAACCGCCCCGTCACCGTCAGGGTCGGCTCGTGACTGTCGCATGGATCGTGGTCATGCTTTTCATCGCCGCCGTTGCCATATGGGCGGCGACGTGAATGGAATGGATCGACCGCGTCTGCGCGACCTGTCGCGCCGAGTGGGAAGGGCTCGAGCGCGACGGCGAGTGGTGCCCGTGGTGCGAGGCCCGCGAAGCCGACCAGAGGGCCCTGGAGCGCCGTCTGCTGCTCGATCCGCCGTGGCTGCGCTCCAGTGCCGGAGATGCCCGTTACGACGCCCTCGACGACGTCACCAAAGCGGTCTGGGACCGCACCCGCGGCCAGCTGCGCGGGACCGACTCGATCCTGGTCTGGGCGGGACGGCTACGGCGGGCGGTCGACAGCGGACTGATCACGAGAGACGAAGCAAACCGAGCGCTGCGAAGGGTCGCACGATGACAACCGAGTTCACCTACGAGCAACTGCTGGCCGTGTTCGAGGCCGCCGGCACGAACGGGAGCAACGGCGACTACACGCCGGTCTCGCCGTTCGTCGACTGGCACGAGGCCTTCGCCCGCTACCACAACCGGCCCGAGACCGACTGGCTCGCCGCGCCGATCCTGCCACGGGGCCGCTCCGCCGCCATCTTCGCCAAGGGCGGCACCGGTAAGTCGCTGTTCGTGCTGTGGCTCGTCGCCGCACTGGCGACCGGGCGCGAGATCTTCGGGGTCACACAGCAGCCGATCGACGTGCTCTATCTCGACTACGAGATGACCGAGGACGACCTGATCGGCCGGCTCGAGGCGATGGGCTACGAACCGAAAGAGCTCGAGCACCTCCACTACCAACTGCTCCCGCAACTGGCGCCGCTCGACGGGCAGCCGGGAGGCGAGGCCGTCGCCGCGATGGCCGAGCTCGTCGGCGCCGAAGTGGTCGTGATCGACACCTTCGGTCGCGCCGTCTCCGGGGACGAGGACAAGTCGGACACCGTGCGCGCCTGGTACCGCTGGACCGGGCAAAGGCTCAAGCGCGCCGGCCGGGCCTTCATCCGCATCGACCACGCCGGGAAGGATCTCGATCGCGGGCAGCGTGGCAGCTCCGCCAAGAACGACGACGTCGATGTCGTCTGGAGGATGACCGAGCTCGACCGCAGCCGCTACCGCCTCACCGCCGTCAAGCGCCGATTCGAGGCGATCCCCGAGGTCGTCGAGCTCGTCAAGGTGAGCGACGACGACGGGCTGACCTACCGGCTCACCACCGGCGCGATCGGTTATCCACAGGGCACCAAGAAGGTCGCCGACGACCTCGACCGGCTCGGCGTCGCGCTCGACGCGAAGCGCCGCGAGGCGAGCGACGCCCTCACCGCGGCCGGCTGCGGAGCACGCACACAGGTCGTCGGAGCAGCCCTCCGACACCGTCGCGAAAGGGCCCTGATCTTGGTTCCCGAACCCCGGGAACCAAGAATTGGGAACCCGAGCACCGGCACCACGGGAACCACTCTCGCCGAATCTGACAAACCACCTGCACAGGCCATCGATCCTGGTTCCCGGAACCATCGGGAACCAAGGTCGGCGGTCCAACGGGAACCAGGGGGGTTACCCGTAGGGGAACCCCTGGTCCCGGACCCAGTTCCGGGTCTGTTCGACGACGTCGAGGATCAGCTGTGAAGCGCATGCTGATCGTGATCACGCTCGTGCTCGCCTTCGTCTGGCACGACACCGCCCGCAGCCAGGAGATGCCACCGATCGAGCAAGGCATCGCCACCGCCGTCGCCCTGCGCGGCCTGCGCATCCAGGAGACCCCGACCCTGCCACCACCGACCGACCCGATCGTCACGATGGCACAGCTCAACGGCACACCGACCGACGCCCAATGGGACCGCATGGCACAGTGCGAGTCCGGTGGCAACTGGGCCATCAACACCGGCAACGGCTACTACGGGGGACTGCAGTTCGCGCTGACGTCCTGGCGCGCAGTCGGAGGCACCGGCTACCCACACCAGCACAGCCGGGCCGAGCAGATCTACCGCGCCGACCGACTCTGGCTCATCCAAGGCTGGGGCGCATGGCCCGCCTGCTCAAGAAAACTCGGCTACCGATGACCGTCAACGAACCTGACTCAGCCGACAGGGGTGATGAGCGGCCGAAGTGTCCGCTCTGTGATGCCTACGACGGAGGCCACCTGATGGGTTGCTCGGCAGGTCCGGGTGGCCCTTACCACGTCCCGGAGGTGGAGTGATGGCGTTCGCCTCGATGCACGAAGGCATCTTCCAGTGTGAGGGCTGCGGTCGCCTGTACCCCGAGTACATCAACGGCTGTCTGGACGAGCACAACGGGTCACGCCATGTCGCCCTCATCGTGGAAGAACCACTCACCACGCCTGTCCAGCCAGACAGTCGGCCCGAGCGATGACCCGCCGCAACGTCCACCGCCACCCGGTACACAGCCAACGCCTCGACGCGATGCGTGCACGATGGGACCGACGCCACGCCATCGACGCAACACGACCCAAGCCCGAGCAGACCGAGCCACCAC